GCCTACGCGCTTCAGTCCGACATCGTGACGCTTTACGGCCAGAACAGCCTGGTCGTGGCCGATCACGACCGCGACGGCATCCCCGACAGTGCGGCGGTGACCCGTGCGCTGGCAGCCGCCAGCGACGAGATCGACACCTATCTGGCCGCGCGCTACACCCTGCCGCTGGCCGAGGTGCCCGGCTTTCTGAAAACCCTGACGGTGGACATCGCGCTGTACCGTCTGGCGCTGTCGGCCGAAGTGATGTCGGACGAACACCGGCGGCGCTATGACGATGCGCTGGGGCACCTGCGGCGCATCGCCGAGGGCAAGGCGGCGCTGGTGTTCACGCCGGTGCCGCCGGTGGAAGGCCAGCCCGATGTCAGCGCCGCCCAGCCGATTGTCTCGGGCGGGCCTGCCAAGGTCTTCACCCGTGATCTGATGAGGGACCTCTGATGGCGGGCGTCACCTTCACCGTCGATCTGGACCGTGCCCTTCTGGCCGATGCGGCGGCGGTGCTGGACCGGCTGGGCACCGGGTTCCTGCCGCAACTGGCGCAGGACATCGGCGCGATGATCGAACGCCAGACGAAGGACCGCATCCAGACGGAAAAGACCGCCCCCGATGGCACGCCCTGGGCGCCCTGGTCTGACCGCTATGCGGCCACCCGCAACACCGGCAACCGCCGCGCCAATTCCCTGCTGATCGACAGCGAGAATCTGCTGGGCAGCATTCAGGACTATACCACCGGCACCACGGTGACCGTGGGGTCGCAGACGCCCTACAGCGCGATCCACCAGTTCGGCGGGCGCGGCATTGCGGCACGCCCCTACCTTGGGCTGTCCGATGCCAACCGCCGCGACATCGAGGATCTGGTGATCGACCTTGCGGCGGAGTGGCTGCAATGACCGATACCCGCCCCGATCTGCTGGCGGCCCTGCCGGGCCTGATCGCCGCGCGCATCAAGGCGGTGCTGCCGGGTTTGCGCGAATGCAAGGGCATCGCGGGGCGCTTCAACCTGGACCTCTTGAAGGCCAAGGGCGTGGCGGCACCGGCGGTGATGGTTTCCCGTCTGCGGATGCGCCAGGGCGAAACGCTGGCCGGGCCGCACCACAGCTACACCCTGACGATGGGGGCCTTCATCGTGACCAGGAACGAGCTGGGCCTGCACCGCGACGAAGGGGCGGCGACCATCGCCCAGGCGCTGTTGCGGCTGATCCCCGACCAGGTCTGGGGCCAGCCTGCCGATCTGGGCGCGGCCTTCGATGTGGCCGAGGAGCCGATCCTGTCGCTGGAAACCGAAAAGCATGCCGTGGCCCTGTCTGCCGTGACCTGGTCGCAGCCGGTGGCGCTGGCGGGCCTGCCCGTGGCCCCGGAAATCACCCCCGAGCTTTATGTCGGCCAGGCCCCCAGGATCGGGGCGGCCTTTGAGGATGACTATGAGCTGATCGGGGGGGCACCATGACGCGCGCAGCGGCAGAGGCCGACCGCATGATCGCCAACATCTGCCAGGTCGGCATCGTCACGGCCGTGGACAATGCCACATCCCGGGTGCGGGTGCGCATCGGCGATCTGGATACGGCGATGATCCCGGTCTTGCAGATCCGCTCGGGCACGATCCGGCTGCACTGGATGCCGTCGGTCGGGGAACAGGTGACGGTCTATGCGCCGGGCGGCGACATGGCGCGGGCTTTCGCGGGCGGGTCGCTGCCCATCAATGGCAATGCGGTGGCCCCCAATGCCGCCAGCCCGACGATGGACCTGGGCGGCGGCACGCTGCGCGTCATCGGCAAGCTCTATGTGGACGGCGATGTCGAGATCACCGGCAAGATCGACGTGGCGGGCCCGGTCACCTGCGATGCGGATGTGGTGGCATCGGGCAAAAGCCTGGTCGGCCATATCCACCCCGAGTCGATCGGCACCGTCACGGGGGGGCCGATCTGATGTCCGGCCTGTCCGCCACCACCGCCCGCCTGTTGCCAGAGGATCAGCACCTGGCCCAATCGATCAACGACATTCTGGCAACCCCGACGGGCAGCCGCGTGATGCGCCGCGCCTATGGGTCGGACCTGCCGCGGCTGATCGATGCGCCGCTGAACGGGGAAACCCTGGTCGATCTGTACGCCGCCACCGCCGAGGCGATTGAGGCCTGGGAGCCGCGCTTTGTCCTGCGCCGGGTCGAGGTGGCCGATGCGGCTGCGGGCAAGCTGTCGCTGACCCTGACCGGCGAGGTGCAGGGCCTGGAAACCGTGCTGGCGGCCGAGGTGACGGCATGAGCGGCTACAGCGCCATTGACCTGAGCCTGCTGCCGGTTCCCGACGTGGTCGAGACGCTGGATTATGAGGTGATCCTGGCGGCGATGAAGGCCGATCTTGCCGCCCGCGCGCCCGATCTGGCGGCGGTGCTGGCCCTGGAAAGCGAGCCGCTGGTCAAGCTGCTGGAGGTCTGCGCCTATCGCGAGGTGCTGATCCGCGCCCGGGTGAACGATGCCGCGCAGGCCGTCACCCTGGCCCGCGCCACCGGCACCGATCTGGACAATCTGGCGGCGCTGTTCGGCGTGGCGCGGCTGGTGATCAGCCCCGGCAACCCTTCGGCGGTGCCGCCGGTCGCCCCCACGCTGGAATCGGACGCGGATCTGCGCCGCCGGGCGCAGCTGGCGCTGGAAGGGTTCAGCACCGCAGGACCCGAGGGGGCCTATGTGTTCCATGCCCTGTCCGCAGATGCCGATGTGCTGGATGTCAGTGCCACCAGCCCCAGCGCCGGCGATGTGCTGGTGACGGTGCTGTCGCGCACGGGCAGCGGCACGGCCCCGGCCCCGCTGCTGGCCACGGTTCAGGCGGCGCTGAATGCCGATGACGTGCGCCCGCTGTGCGACAACGTGGTGGTGCAGTCGGCGGCCATCGTCAGCTATGCCATCACCGCCACACTCTATTTCTACCCCGGCCCGGACAGCGCGGTGGTCATGGCCGCAGCCCAGGCCGCTGCCACAGCCTATGCCGCCGCCCAGCACCGGATCGGGCGCGACGTGACAATCTCCGGCCTTCATGCCGCGCTGCACCAGCCCGGCGTGCAGCGCGTGGTTCTGACCTCGCCTTCCGCCGCCCTGACCATCGGCAGCGCCCAGGCCAGCTGGTGCACCGCCATCACCCTGATCAACGGGGGTGTCGATGAATAGTCTGCTGCCCCCGAACGCCAGCCCGCAGGAGGCCGCCATCGAGGCCGCGACCGCGCGGATCGCCGATGTGCCGGTGCCGAACGCCAGCCTGTGGACCCCCGCCACCTGCCCCGCCGCGCTGCTGCCCTGGCTGGCCTGGGCGCTGTCGGTGGACGAATGGGACGGCACCTGGCCGGAGGCGCGCCAGCGCGCGGTCATCGCCGCCTCGGTGGGCGTGCACCGCAGGAAAGGCACGCGGGGGGCGGTGGTCGCGGCGCTGGCGGCCGCCGGGTACGGCGATGCCACGGTGGTGGAGCGGTTCGGGCGCGACCTTTATGACGGCGCGCGCCAGCACAACGGCACCATCGACCATGCCCCGGCGGATCACTGGGCGGAATACCGGGTGACGCTGACGCGGCCCATCAGCAACGCGCAGGCCGACCGGGTGCGCAGCATCCTGGCTTCGGTCGCGCCGCTGCGGTCGCGGCTGAAGCTGCTGAGCTATCAGGCGGTGGCAAACCTTTACGACGCCGGTATCCGGCACGACGGCACATTCAACCATGGGGCGGCCTGATGGCAAACCTGACGGAAAACCCGGCCAGCTGGGAAAGCGGCGTCTACCAGATTGAAACCACCGATCCGGTGCTGGGCGGCGCGCCGAACGTCGGCACCGGCGCGGGCATGTCGAACATCCCGCATCTGCAACTGGCCAACCGCACGGCCTTCCTGAAAAAGGTGATCGATGATGCGGGCCTTGGCGCGGCGGCGGTGCCGCTGGTGACGCTGAACGCGGCGGCGGCGCGCCTGACGGGCAGCTACCGCTTTGCCAGCACCGATGCGAACACGCCCAGCCCCGGCGTGGCGGGCACGCTGGAGGTGATTGCGGCCAGCGCCAATGCGGTGAACCAGATGGCGATGGACAGCGCCAGCACCCGGATGTGGACGCGGTTCTGGAATGGCACGGTCTGGTCGGCCTGGTCGGAGATCTGGCGCACGACCGGAGTGGCGGAAAGCCTTGGGGCCAATCCCTGGCAGCGCTTGCCATCGGGGCTGCTGCTGCAATGGGTGGAGGGGTCCAACCAATCGGCGTCCGGCAACCAGACAATCACCCTGCCGCAGACCTTCCCCAACGGGCATCTGCGCACTGTTGTCGGTAATCGGTATCAAAGCGCGGCGACCGGGGCAGGCGGCTACGGCTTTATTTCGGCAACGACATCGCAGGTCATCGTGGCCCGGAACACGGTCGACAACGTCAACGGCGTGACGCCGCTAATCCACTCGGTCGGCTGGTAAGGGGGAACCGCATGTTTTACTCAGCTATTCACAAAGGGTTCTTCAGCCGCGAGCTGCACGGCGACGCCGTCCCCGAAGATGCGGTACCTGTCAGCGCGGCGGATTACGCCGCCCTTTTCACCGCCCAGGCCCAGGGCGCGCAGATCGTGCCCGGCGAGGGCGGCGCGCCGACCCTGCTGTGGCCCACCCCGCCGACGCCGGAAGAGGTGCTGGAGGCCTGGCGCGCCCGCACCGTGGTCAGCGCCTTTCAGGCCAAGGCGGCGCTTTACAACCGGGGCAA